TGGATACTGATCTGTTCTATGGAACTGCCGATGCTTGGCACCGGTATGCTTCTAATAAGGGACAAGAAAAGAATCCCGCTCCTGTAACCCCTGTGGTAATTAAGCCAGTAGTTAATAAGCCTGTATCCCCTCCCACAGTGACTCCTGCGCATAGTGTTCCGTACACCATTCAGCCGGAGGATAGCCTTACTAGCATTGCTCAGCGACACGGTACTACTGTTCCGGCTATTCTGTCTTGTAACCATATTCCTAATCCGAATGTGATCTATGCGGGTACGGTTATTCAGATTCCGTCTACTGCTCGCACAGTAACCGGTGGTTCTAAAGGTCAGTGGATTGTAGACCCGGGTAATACTATGGGCTATATTGCCAACTACTATGGCGTCTCGGTACAATCTATTGTAGATGCTAATCATTCTAAGTACCCACAGCTTACCGCTGATTATGTTCAGGCAGGATGGGTACTTAATATCCCCTAAGGACCCCTAAATGCACGAGTTTGTTGGTAGTACACTATTGTCGACGGATATTCGTCAGAATGCAGAAGAGATTAACAGGCACTACGAAAACCTGAATCTCGCTTTTATTCCCTCAGAAATGAGAGCAGAGCATTCTACACATAAGCCGTTTGCTTTGGTGGACCAGTACGAACAAACCGTAATTAAGGAACTCACTGAAGCAGAAGCCCGTAACCTTGGGTTTCTGCTTCAGTGGCTTTGGGAGAATGACTCTAAGCGACACAGTAAAAAAGAACTGTATGACCGCTTCCAGAAGGAAGTAGCCAGCGCTAATAAGGATAAAAAAGACGCTATCAAGGAAAGCTTTCACGAAGAGCTTGACGTCATTAACACAATGGCTCGCTCTAACAAGCACACCTATAAACTTCCAGACGGTAGGAAAATCGGCTAATGTCTATTGAAACTAAGACACGAGTAGTCTCAGACGTTATTACCTATGTAGAGCGTCAGTTCGGCGATGAAGCCGGTGTGCAGGTTACTTCTTCTGACATTATCCGATGGATTAACGCAGGTCAGCGTGAGATTGCAGAAAACAATCTGAATATTAACGCTACTAGTGCCAGCACAGATATTATCCAGAATCAGAATGCCTATCCTCTGGCAACTGATCCCAACCTTCCTAACATTAATCGTATCAGGTCTGTTAGATTTAATGGCTCTGCTCTTAATGCGGTTACTTTTGAACAGGCTGAAAACTTCCTGCTCTACAATAACCAGTATCCGCCGGAATATGGGGACCCTTCTGATTGGTGGGAGGATGCAGGAACTCTGTATCTGTACCCTACACCTAATCTTAATTACCCTAAAGCTCTGACTATCCACTTTACTACGGTACCAAAGCCTGTGGCCTTGGCTACTGATACGTTGGATATCCCGGATAGCTACTTTAATACTCTAATTCAGTATGTTATGGGTCAGGCTTATGAGCTTGATGAAAACTTTCAAGCCGCTCAGGTTAAAGAGCAGCAGTTTGAAAAATCTCTTGGTATTCTTGCTAACCGTACTGAGTCGCAGGATAATACATTTCCTTGCATCACTCTTGATCCTGAGGATATGATCTACTAATGCCCGGCAAATCCGTTAAAATCGGCCCCTTCGTTAAGGGACTCAATAATATTTCACAGTCCGGTGAATCTAAAGACGACGAAGTTGTTCAGCTAGTTAACTTTGAAGTTGCTCTTGATGATTCCCTTACTTGTCGTCCCCCTATTGAGGTCGTTAACGGATCAACTCAGCCAAGTACTGTCACTGATAACTGGCAAGTATTTGGTATCTATCGTGTATCTATTACCGAGTGGTATGTCATTGCACAGTATATGACGTCTCCCGGTAACTGGTCTGTGGTTGCTATCCAAAATGGTGATCCCACAGGTACGGTTATCACGATTAAAACTATTACATCAGCTAGTAATAAGATTACCGGCTTCTCACAGTGGCAATCCACCTGTTATTTCATTGTGGCAGCTTCTGCTACGATTAATGGTTTTAGTTGGTCTAAAGGTGGAACAGCTACAGATGTTTCTGCCCTACCTAAGGGGGATATTCTTGTCGCACATAAGAACCGACTCTGGGCTGTGGACACGCAAACAGCAGCTAATGCTAATACGATTAACTTCTCAACTATTAACTCTACTGGGTCACACCCTGAGTTGTGGTCCGGCACTGATAATATTATTATTGATGCAGGCGCAGGCGGCTTTATAACCGCCATTCTACCGCTTACTAACTCCATGCTTATCTTCAAGAGCGATTCTACGTATCGCTTTAGCTATCCTACTGCTCCTGCGAACGGTCAGGTTGATAAGCTGAGTGACTACATTGGAGCAGGTAATAAATACTCTGTAGTCAACTTTGAGAACTATGTCTATCTCTGCCACCAAGGTAGGGTATATGAGCTTATCAACAATATCTTTATGCAGATCAATAAGCTTGTTTATTTTCAGCCAGATAGTGATCCCACCTGCGTTGATAGTCAGGCTCCTAGCGTAAGTATGTCTGTGGTATCTCGTCGTATCCTTGTTCAGTACAACAATACGACGTTTTGCTACAGTATCGATACTAAAGCATGGTCCCAGTGGAGAAGCTATAGCGGTACTCCGGGTAAGTTTTATATGCTTCCTCAGGACCCAGCTAGTGCGAGTCCTAACGTCTATATTTGTGGTTCTCAGGGTGTTACGCAGAACCCTAGTTCTAACTATATTACAGACGTTACTAGTGCAGCTGCTTTGAACTATATACAGAGTAGCATTGAACCTAACTTCGCTATTACTCTAGACGGTGTTGGCGGCATTAACGTACAGAATAACACCGGTACGGCTAATACTCGGTGCGATCTATACCTGAATGGTGTAGGAAATAGCACTCCGCAGGGCTTTAATGTTCCCTGTAGTGCTGGACTTAGGTTCTCACTATCCGGCACTATGACTGTAACATCAGGCGGTACTGTTAATGCAAGAATGACCTTCTTGTTGCGTACTGGTGGAACAACTACAGTAGATGTTGTTATCCCTTCAGGAGCATTTACTGTAAGCTTTACCACTCCTGCTCAAGCTATTCAGGCATACCTTACCGTATGGTCAAGCAATCTCCCTGTGGGAGGTAACTTTAACCTGAGTAATCTTCAGCATATTAGAACTAATGATTCTTCACCTATGTCTCTGTTGAAACTAACAGATCACCATATCAATAGTCCTACAGCAGTAGAGTATATTGAATGTGTAGTTAGAACCAAGAGCTACGATTATCAGGCTCCTGCTAACATCAAGAGGCTGTTCTATTGGGATATTGACTGCGTTACTCTACGAGATATTAACACTATCACTATTCCAATTGCTAAGAAGCTTCCTGTTATGTGGGGCGATCTTCAAGGCTATACCCATGCTCAGCTTGCACAGGGTACATGGGGTAATCCGCTTAGTTGGAAGAGTCAGTCTCTAAACATTATTGATAGTGATTCTCTTGCTAATACTGTAACTGAAAATGGTCGAGTCCTTGCTAAGAATATTCTCTCTCTTAGGTTTAGACAGATCAGCTTTGAAATTAAAATGACTTCCCTCGGCAATACACTGACAGGACCTTGCAAAGTATTTGGCTTGGTTACTTATGCCCTGCCGCATGAGAAGGAATCCGCTAAGGTCAGCTAGTGATTGACGATAAGAAAAGGGGAGCAATATAATGGACAGTAATGTGCCTCTGTTCATCCAGAAGTATCAGCAAAGACTCAACGCTATTAATCCTCAGGCTGCTACTAGTTCAGGTCCTACTACTCCACAGTACGGACCCGGACCGGATAACGCTACTACAGGTTATTCGTTGAATAACAACTACGCAGTAGGAGCTAGAACTTATAACGGTTCTTCTCCTTCTCCGCAGGCTGGTCCGGGTTCAGTAAATCCGGCTGGTTACGCAACTAGAGATAATATGGCTCAAACTAAAAATAACCTCTTGGCAGGTTATCTAACGAAGGCGGGTAACTAATGCCGATTCCTCCGCAGTTCCTTAAGAAGGGCACTACTAAGGTAGACCCTGACAATGACGGCGACGGTATGACTGAATC